TAACTGCCGCTTGTGAATGTTCCAGCGTTAGTTCCGGACGCTTGTTCTTCGGTGAAGATTGCGACGTCTGAAAAGTCGTCTAACACACCGTTTAGTTGGGATGCGGTCAACACAGCCCCGCTAACGAAATCTGTCCAATTGGCTGTCATAGTGTCTCCTATCCTAAAACATTCAGGGCGTCGAGGACGCCATAGGTCGGATCATCCAAGATCAAAGAGAACACGATTTGCGTCGGGCTCGTAAAGTAGCGGACCCGATGCCCGGTCGAGACGGTGATCTCGTGCTCGATCCCTTCGACAGATAACTCTTGGGCGAGGCTGGTCGTCCCGGTAGCCGACGGGAACGTCTTCTCGATCGTGATGGTGTCGCCGATGTCGATGATCGCGACGGTGTCCCGTTGGGCGGTCGTGAGCCGGGAGAGGGTCGTGGAGACGTCGGTGTATCGGGCTTCTGGGTAGGGTTTGAGAAGGTAGGCGGCGGCATCGTCGATGGACGCGGTTTCGTGGAGGAGGCTGTTTCCGATCGATGTTGTCTGGATGAAGTAGGTGGCGATCGAGGCGGGGTCGGAGTCGATGCTGGTCGTTCCTCCGAGTGACGTGACTACGGTTCGGTTTATGACGTTGTCGGCTTGGAAACTGATTCCGACCTCGTCGAATCCGAGGCTTGATCCGTCGTCGGCGAAGTCTGCGACCGATCCGGAGATCGTCGCTCCGATTCTCGGCTGGAACGTGAAAGTCCCCGCGCGGCTCATGAAAAGGCGACCGAACTCGGCGGTCTCGTTGATCTGTGTCAGATATCCGAGGACATTGGTTCCGGCTGGGACGGTGTAGGCGGAGTCATGTCCGAGGTTCACGGTTCCCGGATTGATGTCTCGAGTACCGACCCCGGACGGATAGTCCACTTCTGGAAGATCGAGGACGGTTTCGATTCGTTCGCCGGAGGTTTCTGGGCTGACATTGAGTTCGTCCATGTAGGTCTGGGCGAGAAGATAGAACTCGTCCGCGCAGTTCACGGCGACAGTGTTCAGGCCGCCCAGTTGAAAGTTGTAGTTGTAGTTCACGATCCGCCCAACGAAGAGCCGCTCGGGTGTGTTGCTGGAGTCGTAGCGGGTGAGACGGACTTGGCGCATCGGTGCGAGACCCGGAGTCGAGACGTTCGCGTCATAGTACGGGCTCGAGGTATCGAACGGGTTGAAGACACCGTTGGCGAGTGTGTCGTTGAGTGTGAAGTTCATCGTTCCGGCGGCGAACTGGTCTCCGGTGTCGCGTCGGCCTCGGAAGATACTGATGTCGAGGGTTCCGTCGGTGACGTCGGCGAATTGGGTCGTTCCGTCGAGCACGTAGTCCGTATTATCGAGAACGCCTTTGATCGGGTCGTCGAGCGTGAACGAATTGACTAAAAATCCGGCGTCAATTTCGAGGCTGTAGTTCCCGGACTGAACGATCGAGGTCCCGGCCATTAGGCGACCTGTATGAGGGCGGGGCCGTTCTGACGGTTGAAACTTTTGATCGCATCGACTACGGCGCGTCCGATGTCTGCGCTACCGGAAAGACCGCCGTTGATCGTGATGTTGTATGTCGGGCCCATTCCGCCTCGGTTGAGCGGGATGACGGCTTCGGGTCCGGCTTCGCCGATCATGGCGAGCGTCGGTTTGCTGACGATGCCACCTTCGGCGAGCATCGGGATATTGGGGACGCTCCAGCCTTTGCCACCGAGACCGGGGACCCAGTCAGGAATCTCGAAGGAGAGTTGTCCGATCGTGTTGTTCCAGAGTTTCGCGATCGTGTTGAAGATCGTCTTGTAGATCCCGAGGACGGTCTGGAGGTAGGTCGTGATGGCGTCGATGCCGGTCGTGACGGCGGTCTTGATGAACTTGAACACGGCGTCCACGACGTTCCGGACCGTTTCGAAGCGTTTGTAGGCAACGACGAGCGCGGCGGCAAGTGCGGCGATCGCAAGGATGACGAGCGTGAGCGGGTTCGCGGCAAGTGCGGCGTTCCATGCCCACGTTGCGGCAGTCGCGATGATCTGAATGGTCTTGTAGACCTTCATCGCCGCATTGAGCGCGAGAATCGTCCCGGCGACCCCGGCGATGACCGCTCCGACGATGACGAAGACCTTCGCGTTCTCGGCGGCAAGGTCGGCGATCGTGGTGAGGATCGGGGTAAGTCCGGCGAGGATCGGGACAAGAATCAAGCCGATCGACTCGGACACTTGGCTGAACGCGACCTTGAGTTTGTCGGTGTCGTTCGCGGTCGCTTCGGCGGTCCCGCCGACCTGCGTCTCGATCGCCTTGAGGATGATCTGCTGGGCCTCGAGCGTCTTGTTCGACTCGACGAGCGTCTTGATCTTCTCTTTTTCTTGCGCGGTGAACGTGACGCCAGACTTCGCAAGTGCGGTGATGCCTTTGATCGGGTCTTGTAGGGCTTTTCCGAGTTGTACGGCGTTCGATTCGGCGTCTCCGAATCCGGCGGCGGCGAGGTCGATCGCGGCTTTGGTGGCCCGGTCGAACGCGCCATTCACTTCGTCGGCTGACTTGGCTAGTTCGCCGAAAGTGAGAAGTTTCGCTTGGGTTGCTTTGATCGAGTTCTGATCGACTCCGGTCGCTCGAGCGGTCGCGTTCGCATACGCGATGAGACGGTCGTTCACTTTGGCGGTCTGATCCCCGAAGAGACCCATCGACTCGTTGATCTGGGCGATTCGAGCGTTTGCGGTTGCGGCGGCTTCTCCGGCTTGGATCATTCCTCCGGCGGCTACGGCGACCGCGCCGAGAGCGGCGGCGGCTGGGAGCGCGGCTTTCTTGAGCGCGAACTGAGCCTTTTTCCCTGCGCCTTCGAGGGACTGGAACTCTTTGACGGCCCGGTCGATTCCCTTCGAGTTGAACTCGGTGACGATAGGTAAGACGACGCTCATTGGATCAGATTCCTATTCACGGTGTTCATGACGTCCTCGACGATGCGACTCATTTCCCGGTTCACGTCGTTCTCATTCTTGGTCCATGCCGGATACACGTAGCGTGATCGTTGCCCGAGTTTTGCGGTGATCGCCGCACCGAGACGACCGTTCTGGGCCATGTCGATCACGACGGCGAGGGCTCCCTGATACTTCAGGACGAAGGTTCCGAGGTTCGTGGTGAACCCTCCGAACTCTTTCACGTTCTTCGTGTTGATTCGAGCGGAGATCTTCGCCGGATAGTTGTTCTGCCAAGGGAGCATCCGATACCCGGACTTCGTTACCCATGAGCGATACATACCGGAGACGGGCGCGTCCTTCGGAAGAGTGGCCTTGATCTCGGCGATCACGGGCTTCATGACGCGGGAATAGTCCCGGGACAACTGGGTCCGGAGTTTCGGGTCGATCTCCTTGAGCTCCTTGATCGCTTCTTTGAGCCCATAGATCGGGACGGTTACATCGACGCTCATTTCCGTCCCTTCTTGTTCGAATCTTCCATGACCTTACCGATAGTAATGAGGTCGGTGATGTCGAACGTGTCAGCGTAGAAAGTTGGGGACCATCCGGTCGCGACGACTAGTTCGGCTAGGCGTCGGCGGAATGATCCCCGACCGTAGGGTTCACGTCTGTCACGTCTCCGATCACTTCGATCTCCATGTCGGGATTCTGTGCGATCCATTCACGCCAAGTCGCCGGGAGGCTCGGGTCGGTGAGTTTGAGCAACGTGTGAGCCCAACACGCCATGTCGGAGATACCGATTCCGAGGCCGTCTGAGATCTTTCGGCGTTCGGTTCGTTCCCATTCGGTTATCGCGAAGAGGTTCGTCGTTACTGTGCGTGGGCCTTTGCCGTCGAGTTGATCGACGGAGAGTTTGATCTTCATGTTGCTCCTATGTCGGGCCTAGGCGCGGCCTAAGCGGTCGTATCGACTGAGTATGACCCTCCGGTCGTCGTGATGTCCCAAGTGCTCAACTCGCCCACCGAGCCGTTGATCACGGGAAGGGACTCGAGATAGGTGTCTTCCAAAATGAAGCCGGGGTTCGTTGCGGAGTCTGCCGCGTCTGTGGGATTTACCTTGACGACGATCTTCGTTCCGACGAGATCCTTGAGTGCGGCATACGAGCCGGACGCGCCGAAGTCGGCGTAGACCGAGAGACTGAGTTCGTTGGCGTAGAGCCCGCCCTGATATTCGCGGGAATCCATTCCGAAAACGGTGTCCTCGAGGGCCTCTCGCATCTGGGTAAGGGTCGCCGACGTACAGA